TGCCGTTAGAAGTGCCGTTACCTGTTGGCGGTGGCTGAATACCGCCCCAAAGCGGCGGGAACTGTGCCAGAAATTGGGCGACTGTCTGCAACGTTGCGGTGCCTGCCTGCAAGTCTAAAGCAAGTTTCGTGTGAGCATTCCAGACAAGATCATAGTAAGCGATGGCTTCCCGGCCTTCCTGCGCCCAAACAGGGTTAGCAGAACTGGCTACGGCACGAGCCGAAACGTGGTTCTCATAGCGATTGCGGGCAAATGTGGCGTTCAGGAATTGAGTGATCGCCGCCCCGATTTCTTCCATGCGTGCCGTTGCGAATGCCAGTTGCTCCGCTGGTGTCATCTGCACGATTGACCATGACTGATTGACCATCATGCCGACCAGCGTAAGCGTTTCAATCAGTCGATGCGTTTGCTCGTTGTATGACGGTTTCAAGGCCGGCTTGATCGGATACCAGCCATATTTCGCCAGTTCTGAAGGCGGCAGCAAATGGAAGTTGCTGACGTTGCCGAACGTGACTGGCAGTTCACGGGGCGGCTGTGCAACGCCGTTGATGACTTGGCAGTACATATATCAGGAATCCGGGAATGGGGCTGTTGGTGGTGTAAAGTTGGCCGTATAGCGGGCCACGCCTTTTGTCACACGAATGTCGTCCATGTAGCCGTTATAAGTGAATGTTGCATCTTGTGCGTCAACAAACCCGCTAAGCCTGAATCTGTTGTCAGTCATGTTTGCAGACGATGTAGCAGATGCCCTCGTTGTGCCATCAACATAAAGCGTGACAGTTGATCCGTTTCTGACAAGTGCGACATGTTGCCAAGTGTTTGCAGTCCTGCCGGTCGCGGTTGAGAGCAATATTGCAGTATTGAGAAAGACCAGAAAGCCGCTGCCATCTTCTCGCAACATCAGGCCGTTTGTGCCTGATGCGACCGAGCGAAAGTCGATCATGCCGCGAAGAGTTGATCCTGAAGTGAGCGAATAAAACCAGCCTTCGATTGTGAAATTACCTGTACCAAACGAGAAAGCGGCATTGGCCGACGCCGTTACGCTGTCGCCATTGCCATCAAAATAACCACTTGAGCCGCCAAACTTGCTTTGCGTTGTACTAATCTGGGCATTGCCCGCTGCTGTCATCGTAAATGCGTTACTGCTGGAATCCGTGAACGTGGTTGATCCGTTCGACCCGTCCATGTGTAAAAGTACAGAGACGTTCGAGAAATTAGGATCCGTTTCATCCGTCGGATTCAGCAGTGTTCGAAATGCGGTTGGCATGTTAGAAATTCTGACCCGCCTTAAAGGCAAACCAGTTCGTTCCACCGTCAGTTGTCAGGAAGCTGAAAACGTCGGTTTTATTGGCGGTGGTGGTCAGTGTCGGCGTGCTGTTGGCCGCCCATTTCACAGCCGCTGGCCACGTCACGGAGAAGGCTGTGCCGTTGCCTCTCAATAGTAGGGTGAAACTCCCCGCCGTACCGTTGGCAGGCGTGCCAGAGATTGTCAGATTGGAGATGTTGGCCGTGAGGCTGATCGGCCCGAACACGTTCCCGTTGGCCAGATTCAGCGTGAGGTTATTACCCGAAATGGCTGGCGTGTTGGCCGTTTCGGTGTAGGCTTGCAGTTTCGGGGCTGTGACCAAGTTGCCATTGCAGGCAATCGTTGAATTGGCGGTTATGCCACCGGTAGCGGTCAGGGTGCCGGAGACAGTGACCGAGCCGCTGAATGTGTTCGAGCCGCTGAATGTGCTATTGGCCGTGGTCAGGTCGGGCGAGGCATAAGGCAATGCCGACCACGCCGGGCCGTTGCCGATCTTAAATTTGCCGGTATTGGTCTCGAAGCCGATCTCGCCGGTGGCCAATGTGGTATTGGCACTGGTGAATGCGGCGGCGGTGTCGCGTCTGACTTGAATCGTGACATTTGACGTTGCCATTATGCGCCGCCCCCATCGTAAACATTCGGCCCGCTGGCTGTTGCCGATCCGCCATCGATGGTCAGGACAGTGACGTCTAGTACGCCGTTGGCAATCTCAAGCGTGGTGCCAACCTTGACCATGCCCAGCGTGGTATTCGTGGCAATCGGGGGCGTGCCGGTCAGGTTTGTATATGTCAGACAAGATGGCGTTGCGTATCGTCCATCTCCCCGGCCTTGCGTCAGGATCGAATCACTGCCCCAGACTGTGACATTTGAGAGCGTGGCGTTATTGGCAATGATTGCCAGGCTTCCCTTATCCAGCACGCATTCAGAGTAGAGCGTGCCGTTGTCGTTACTGCTGTAAAGCCCGACCTTCTGCCCGATTTCATAGGCTTCCAGTGCGCCGTTTGCACCGGTGGGAAAGCACGCAACGAAGTATTCAAGGCCGCCATAACAGTGGATGCCGTTGCCGGTGAAATTGGCGTCACTGGTCGCGTCAAAGATCAGACCTTTGTGTTTTAATGCGGAAAATGGCATTAATTACGCCTCGTTATCGGCTCATAGCGATTGTCGCAGGTTGATCGTGTCATTAGTTCATTTGGCCCTGGTGGCGAATTGTTTACCCCAAATGTCACGCCAAAGAAAAGGATGCCGGTAACACCAACCTCCATGAATGAGAAAGTTGTCTGATCTTCGTAGTACAGGGTTGAACCGCTGGCCGCCGCTCCAAATATTGCTTGACTTACCAGCGTTCCGTTTGCATGTTTGTTTGTAGAAATAAGCTGCGCAGAAACAGGGCTAAGGTCGATCTCAGATTGACTTAGCCCTCTAGCTACTGTGGTATCGAACGCACGAGATAAAAAGACGCTGCCAGCGGCTGGATAGCCGTAAGTCATGCCGATTGCGAATTCATATTCAGTGGTAGCAAGATTGTTTGTTTTACTGATGCCATAGATTGTGCGTTTATTAAGTGTTCCATTGCCACTTGCAAGCTGATAAACCTGCCCTGCTATCGTCGCGTTGCCGCTGACGATGTTGGCATTCAGCGGAAAATACAGCGAATTGCCGACCGCCGAAACATCATTCGCCGTTAGCGTGACATTCCCCGTTCGATTATTGAACGTACTGACACCGCCCGCTTGAGCCGATAGCAGCCCATTTGCGTTGATCGTCAGATTATCGCCAACGATGATGCCGCCAAGCGTGCTATTAGTCGCGACGGGCAGAACGTAGCTGTTGCCGGTCGTCTGCACGACCACCGTATTATTCGGCTGTTGCCGCACAAGCACCTGATTGCTTGATGCCTGAATCGTCAGGCTGGTGGCATTGGCTTGTCTGACAATAATATCAGCCATTAGCGGGTGACTTCCGGCGTGACAGTAAGCGTGCCGTAAAGCAGCCGATCAACTGTAGTATCGGGCTTGACCAGTTCAAGATCATAGACATAACTGCCCGCAGTCAGGTTAGCCGTTTGGGCGGCTGTCTGCTGCAAGGTGAAAGTGCCGTTGGCGGCTGATGTGATCGTAATATTACCGTTGGTTGTTGACAGGTCAAGTGTCGTATTGGCGGTATAAGCTGGCCGTGCCTGCATGCGGATGGTGTAGCCGGATAGGCTGATATTCGTCCCGTTAGCAGTCTGATACTGGATGGACTGCGACCAGGTGGCCCCTTGCTCGATTGTCAGGTTGCAATTACCGGCAGGCATTATTCAGCCTCGCCTTCTGCTTGATCTTCTGCCGCTTCGGCTGGCGTGTCTCCGCCTTCGGCGGACTCGATTTCGGCATAGCCCATGATCTGCCGAGCTTCATTCAGCGACAGTAAACCGGATTGGTACAAGGCCACCGCCCTGTCTGACAAGGCTTTCGTGTCTGCTGCCAGTTCTTCGATCTGGCTGGTATCAAACCTGACTGTGAGCATGTTATCAGGCTGGGCAATCGCGCCGTCATAGCCAGTGGGAAGCGTTCGCACCAGTCGCGTAAGCTGCATTGCCAGCAGTTCCAAGAAAGGAATGATCGCATCGCGCCAGCTTGCCCGATTGGCTTCAATCAAGTTGCTGTAGGTCTTGCCGGTGTCCGGTTGTTTTAATGACATTGGCGACCAGCCCAAGACACCACAGACACGGGCCACCGCGATTTCGGTCATCTCTTGGACTGAAAGATCTTTAGGCGAAAAGCCCGGCGTTTTGATGTCAAGCTCGCCACCCTTGAAAATCAATGGCCTGCCGACGCCCTTACCAGACACCGCCCGCTTGATGTCGGATTGAAGCACAGCAATATTGTCAGATGTCATCATCTGCGCCCCCGTGCCGGTCAGACTGACCAGCCATGAGGGCACACCGGATCGGCTCAGGATGGTTGTTTCGTAAATCGCTGTGAGCTTGATTAGTGCCAACTCTGCCCGCACTGCTTCCAGCGGTGAACGCCCCCTTGCGGCTGTCGTCGATGACTTGCCAACCCGAAAATGCAGCATTCGCTCGCGAGGTGTCGTGAACTGGAAGCCCCGCCCACCATCGAAGCCGACAAAGGGATATTCGATGATTTCGCCGATGGCCTGTCCGTACGTCGGCACTTGAAGCCAACTATACGGGATGGGCTGGAGTTCGCGAATCGTGCCGCCCGTCTGCGTGTCCCGGTCAGAGATGGCGGGAACATAGGCGTTGCCATCCTCTAAAAGCTGTTGATAAATGAACTCAACCAGCGTTGATTCCGTTTCGCCTGGTGCGGGTTCTTTCCAGATTTGCAGCAGCGGATGATCTACCGGCTCAAATCCGCCTTCTTCATCAAAGTAGCCGACCTGCAATATGGCCTTGCAGACGTTCCGCCGCATGGCCTCAATCGCGGCCCTGATGACAGGGTTATCGCAATAAGGCCGGGCAAGATTGGCGTAATCATCACTTAGAGCGTTAATGACATCAACTGACCATGCCGACACGTCGATCTCGGTGGTGTCAGCAGTAACGCCCGTGCGAAGTGCTTTCGAGCGGAACCAGTTGAGTGGGTTGTAGTCAGGCATTTGTAAATAGCGGTGCTTTATTTAATTCGTTTTCGATACGTTTTTGGGCGATTTCGGCGTATTCAGCGTTCAATTCAATGCCGATGAATTTAAACCCTTCACGCAATGCCGCTACGCCTGTGGAACCGCTGCCCATAAACGGGTCAAGTATGGTGCCGCTTGGCGGTGTAATCAGTCGGCAGAGATAGGCCATTAAATCGATAGGTTTAACGGTCGGGTGGTGGTTCGTTCGTGGCCCTGATTCAGCTGTTGGTGGCCGCTCGCCATTTGTTACCCGGTAATCTTGATCAGTCCATTTATTGCCATTAACACGATGGATTGATTCCATCCCTTCCAGCCCTGCTTCTCTCTCTGTTTTGCTCGCCTTGGCGCAGTAGAAGAAACGGGCGGCGGAGCCTGAGTCGCCAAAGCCGGGATCTCTGTTCTCAATTACACGCGTGCCACCGCCAAACTCACCATACCCTTTTGCCACGCTTGCCTGTCCGCCAGTGCTTTTGCTTTGTGGAAACAACCTCACCACCTCATCGCTGCCATCGTGGATGAGATTGGCAGGCCAGCGGCCTTCACTTCTTACAACTGGCGGTTTGTGATTTTCTAAAGCAAGAGAAGTGTTAAAATTACCGCCATTAGTATTAGCAAAACGATTTGGGTCGCCTTCTAATTCACCAGGCACACGACTCGCATCAATGTTCAACCCACCAGTGCCATAGGTCAGCACGTTTTCAGCTACCGTGCCAGTGAGCGGTTTACGGGCCATTGTGATTGGTTCAAGGGCAGGCTTGAGGGCAGTGCCCCAACCTTGCCATTCATCTTTCAGGTTGTGCGACTTCGGGAAGCCGCTGCCATAAACCCATGCGATCATGTCACGAATTTCAAAGCCTGCATCTTCGATTCGGCAGGCCATGCGATGTTGTGTCCGTGTGCCTGCAAATGCCAGTAAATGCCCGCCCGGTTTCAGTACCCGCAAACACTCCTGCCAGATGTCGGTTGAAGGGACATCGTAGTCCCACTTCTTACCCATGAACGCCAGCCCATACGGCGGATCTGTCACAATCGCGTCGACTGATTCAGCGTCTAATGTCTTGAGCACTTCCAGACAGTTGCCGGTGTGCAGGCTGTAGGGTTGCGTCATGAAAACCACTGAAAAGAGCCGTTTCTGCTGAGGTAGTTAAAAGCGTCGGCTGCTGCATCCACCTGGTCGTCATGCTGACCAGTGGGGAAGCTGCACAATTCATCAATAAAGGCCCTGTTCCAGTCGCCCCGCTCAAGTTCCACCAGGCCAGCTTCACAGGCTGCCGCGAACGGCATGGCCCGCACTTCTTTTGAGCCTGTAGGCCGGGCTGAAACAGTCGCAAACCCTGCCAAGTTGATTTTGTCCTGCTCCACTTGATCAACCCCCGCCGCTCCGGGATCCTGAGCAAGGTGAACAATCGTCTGAAGCCCGTCTATCTCTGCTGTTTGTCGCTGGATGGTTCGCCGTTGGGCTGGTGACCATTGCCCTCGTACAACGTGACTGATTCGGTATCGATCACCTGTTCTGAGCATTCTGACGCCGGCGGTGTAGTCGCCTGCACCGGGCGTCGCGGCAGTATCGTAAGCGCGGCAAGCCAACCCTGAGCTATTGCCCCCGTCACTAATAGGCAGCCAATCGTGACGGAAAAAGCCACCTGATCTAGGGCTAGGACGTTGTTGATAGAGGGCTGAGAATGCATAACTACCAATAGCCTTCTTAATTCTGTCAAAGTCTTGGACGTTGTAACGATCTGGCCAGAGTGCTGCCCCCGGCTCCCTGCCAAGTGCATCACCTTCTTCGGCAATGGCTGGCAAGCTCACCACGTCCCACTTTTCGCCGCCGTTGTTTGCTTCTTCCAGTAACTGGCCTGCTAAATCGAGCGAATGCCAGCGGGTCATGATCAGCACGATAGCCGCGCCGGGGTGTAACCGCGTGTAGAGATCGTTTTGATACCAGTCCAGCACTCTCGCCCGGTAAGTTGGTGATTCAGCCTCTT